CTTTGGCAGTATTCGCAATCCTTTGTTTCGCAGATACCTGACATTTTGATTTTCCTTTGGGCGGTATTGTTTTTAGTATACTATGTATCGCTTGGTAGGCTCACGTGATACTGTAGGATTCTAGTGCCCACAAAAAAATACGAGAGCCAGAGAAGACTTGAGTAACCAAGTCCTCCCTGACCCCCGCATTACCTAGAAGGGTAAGTCTTCCTCTTCAGGCGAGTAATCTGACTCGTCCTGACTGTCACTGACACCCGCTGGTACAACTTCTGATTTGCTGCCAAAACTACTGCCAAATAGCTCGTCGTCTAGCTTGTTCTGTTCGTCAGCAGTCTTCAACCCTTTGCTACGCATATTCCGAAGGGTCTGTATATCGTCTTCGATTGGTTTCAAGTCCGAGATGACTACGTCGCTGATCACGAACTCGTTGAAGTCTCCGGGGACATTTTCCTGTCCTGAACCCTTCCAGACCCGAACGAGCGTGGTTTCTTTCCCGAACACTTGCTGGACTGAACGCCTAGAGACAGTAACATCGAGGCTTGTTTCGAACTTGCCCTCGTCGTCGCCGATAACCAAGTACATGCCAACCTTCTCGCCCTTCTTCCTCGTTCTCGTGATTGCCAACACGACATACTTCAGGACCGGCTCATTCTCTACGAAATTATCGAACCGTCCCATCTGATGGACCACACGAGCGTTTACTGTTTGTCCTTGCTCGGTTTCCATAAATAAGGGTGTGTACATAATCCTGATACGCTGCTGAAGCTGAGTTTTACCACTGTTGAGTTTCATAATATTTACTTCTCCTTTGAAATAGTCACCCGGAATGGGTAACGAGTATGTGGGGTAAGCGGAGTCCGCCGCCCCGGAAGTGGTGGTGTAGCGCGAAGAGTTGTGAGTGGAGAGTGCTGCTACATCTTGCAATACTTGATCAACCATCCTAATTCGATTGGTACAAGTATCCAGAGGAGCATTAGACAGATAATTATTAGCAAGGAGGCTACCTGTACTCCTGCCGCATTATCGGTGTCTATCGACATTCCAAGTAGAATAGTACTTAGGAATGCTATAATAATTGGCAGTAGCAACCATACGAAACCAAGTACGCCGTGATCCGTGAATTCCCAGGGCATATTACTTACCTCCTTTCAGGGACTTGATGAGCTTACGCAGGACTGCTATGCGACCAGCAATGATGATTTCTCCCTCCATTGAGATAACCGTTGAACTATTGTAGAGGGCTTTGCTCTTCTCGTTGAGTTTACGGAGCGTCCCCTCCAATCGCTTGAGATTGCCAGCCTTGTGACTAGCCTCGACATGCTGAGTCCAAACATCCAACCGCTTGACCGTATCAAGATTGAGCATTTCAGTTCTCCAATGATAAGTAATTTGAAGTAACAGCCAACAACAATTAGGAGACAGTGCCCCTCATAAAAGGGGCGCTGACTCCCACCACAAATAGGTAGGATAGCCATAGCAAATGGGCAGCAATGATCCGCCTTTGACCTCCTATCCAGAGATATGGCACGAATCTTGTAATAATAACTAGTAATAGTAATAAGTAAGATATAGTAAGTAGTAGTACAGTTAACAATAGACTGGTTCTGTAAACTAGAGAACAAATACAAACAACACACCACTAATAACCAGCATGTAATGTTCTTAATAGAGCACTTAGTCTCTTATCTTAACGGTCATTATTGAAGTGAGCGTTTCATAGCGAGCGAGTGCCTTGTCCTTCACGTGTACACCCCCCGACGGGGGTTATATATATACATCCCGTACCTATTCTTTTCAGGCAAAGGGTTTTCTATATATATATTTACTTATAAAGGGCTTGTTACTACTCAGAGTCAAGACCGTAAATAAGACTTTATACATATTCTTTTATTTATATGGTTTTAGTTGTTGACTTACTGTGGCCAATAGCTTATATACAAACTATACTTTATATAGGAGCTTGTATATGCCTAATGTTTATGAGATGAAACTGACTGGCACACAGTTCAACCAGATACCGGAGGAGCTACAGAAATACCTGAAGTTGGTCCCGAGGATCGAGAATGGTCGAGATGACACGATGACGTTCTATTTACCCTTACTGAAGACTACTGACGACGAGGACGAAAGGGAGACTATGTATGGAGATGTATGAATATGAGCAGGACGGAACTAACGATTATGGTGTGTACAAGCGGGAATTATTCGTTACTGTTTTAACTTCATGTTTGCTGGAGAAAATGCATGATAAGCCAGCGAAGTTCATTGTGAACAGGGTTAAGAATCTTGCAGATGAGCTTGAATTGCAGGGTGAAGCTAGCTGGACGGCGGAATGGAATATATTGCAGAGATTCCCTCCTATGATGCCACCAGACTCTGATAATACTGGGATTGAGGGGGTATTCTGATGAATTACAGAGAATTCGTTGGAAGAGCTACTTTGGACATTATGTGTGCTTCCATATCCAGCAATAATCCAGAGAAACTGTCCTCTTCTGTTGCGCTTATGGCCGCAGTTGGCATAGCTGCAACCCTCGAAAACTCTGGTCTGGCGTCATGGAAGAAGGGTTTGAAGGATAATGAGGAAACTAAGGTATTTATACAAGAATACATGAAAAAACACGAAGATATCAATAAAAAGGAAGAAATAAATGATGAGATTCCCGATGAGGAGCCATCAGAATTCTTCCAGACAAAAGATGCTGTATTATTCAAGGGACAGGTTAGGGGTAGTGACATGCCCACGCCCGAAAAAGATAAGGATTAAGCGTATGCCTTCCAATTATCCCGTGTTATTTCCTTATGACGGGGATAACCCATACGCCTTGAGAGGGGAGTTCGCGGCTCCCCCCTCTTTTACTATTAGACAACTAGCACCTGCACGAACTTTACGTTTAATTGCAATAAGTTATCGACATTCGGTCTAATTTTAACTGAGGGAGAGGATATGAAGCGTTGGACTGCACCACTGAGCGAAGTAAGATTGAATCTCAGGATGCTGCTGGATTCTGTTATCGGAGAAGATTCTGAAATAATTGTAACCAAGTTCAGAAATCCTACATTTAAAATCGTAAAGCTAACAGAACCAGATTTTATTGATATCCAGTCCGTAGAACCGTTTCGCGGACTTGTCTCCAGCAAGCCGGATAAACCGGTTGTAGTTCCTGTTGTAGTTAATGTAGACTCCCCGCCTGAAGTTGATATTGTAGAGGACGAGATTAATGTCTAGAGGGAATTCCTATGGCAGAATCAATCGGCGGAAGTACTCTATTCAGGGAACATGGAACTAGGGGTTCTCAGACAGTTCTAGGACTTGGGGATATTGGATCAAACTCAAATCCTAGTACTGGAATCACTCAGCAAGACAATCAACCCGAATTACAGGCTGAGCAACCAAAGCCTCCTGCACCAAACCAACCACCCCCTACAGCAGAACAGCAGATGTCGAAAAGAGTTTCTTCTTCTGATCGCAGGACTACGAAGGAAATTATTTCTAATTCTGATACGGCGCAGATACAGACAATTATGTCTGCTTCAAAAAACAATCAAGACGTAAATATGAGTTCCGCGTCTGTCGGAAATGATAGAAGTAAATACCAGACAACTATTTTTGACGGAGATGATGAGGAGGCTCAACATCAGTCGGTATCACCTTATTCTAGGACTCAAGCTGCACATACTGTTCTGGGTGATAATGCAATTCCATTCGGCAGTTCACCTCTTGGTAAAACAATTGGAATGACCGCAGATGCAGTTACTCCTTCGAGTTGGATAGAATTCGCTACAGGTGGAACGTATGAAGACTACATAGGAGATCACGTTCTCACTGGTCCGGTGTGGAATTTTATCGAAGACGCGGCCAAGGAAGCCTGGGCAGCTATCCCAGAACAGTCAGCCATTAAGTTATGGCATACTGGTGTTCGTTACTCAGGGATTCATTCCGGCAAGATATCCCGCGAAGAAGGAATAGCTACAGTATCTGAGATAGCTAAATTAGGTACAGATCTTGTTATATTTAAATATCTTAGTCTTGTTGGAAAAACAATTGGTAAGTTAAGTGTTGACGATACTGTTAAAATGTTTGGAAATGAGAGCGGTGAGATAAATTTAGTAAAATTAAGAAAAACAGCAGAAGATTTTTTTAAGTCAAGATCTGCGTTCAAAAAACTAAGGGACGAAAATAGAGAATTATTTGCTCAAAAATATCATATGGCGAAAAATGTGGAAGGAAAGGAAGTTTTACAGCCAGCATTTGATTTTTCCGAATACATGGATGCTCCCGGCCTAGCTAAGATCGCAAATGAGATAGGTCACGTAAATCCAGGAATGACAATAGAGGAAATAACTAATTTAACTATTGAACGAGTTCAGGACATGAAGATTCATGGTGTCTCCATGGAGTCGAAGATCGAATCTCTCGTGAAGGCGAAACAGTTGCAGAATAAGAGAAAATCTCAGCGGGGACATAATGTGTACCAAGACACAGGGGAACTTAGAGATGAAGCTATAGATGATATTTATCGTCATTCTCTGGCTCCTGATGTAAAGGAATTTAAGCTAATAGATGCTGAAGGTGTGGACATTTCATTTTCAGCAGCCGAACGTGCGGGACATGCAAGGTGGGGATATTATGATGCTCCTGATTCCATACAAGTTCAAGTAAGTAGGTCAAAAAATATTGATGCTCCGGCTGTAACTAAAACGGAGAGGGAGGGTTTGTCTGCCGAGATGGGAGGAGGATCATCTAGAACTCCATCCTTTGTGGATGATGTTGATCCCGAATATGCTTTAAGAGCGGATTCGTCTGTTGAGTTAGATCCGGATTTAAGCCCAATAACTAGACATACTGACCTAGAATTTGAGTACCCCGAAAAATCTGTCTACCAGGGACCAGTCACTGATAAGGCAAGAATCGCTGCGGAAGCAAAAGCAATGTCAGATTTTAAGGAGAAATCCGCGAGAGTTCAGAAAGGACATAGATTAACTAAATCTGAAATCGCATATCCCACCTACAGAGAGAAGTTCGATACTCTGCTGGAAAATAAAAAAGAAGATATACTTATTCGTGAACCAGACATATCAAATGAACTCCTGGAGAGACAGGCCATAGTAGAAGTAATCAGGGATCAGACGGCAATCCAGGCACGAAATCGAGCCTTAAACGATAGGATGGGAATCAAGAATCCTGAAGTTGGGGTAGGCACTCAAGTCGGTAAGGGTGGACAGCCTACTGGTGGAATAAGTATTCCGGCTAATGAATTACAAAGGATCACTATCGAGAGTGGTCAATTTAAGGCCATACCTTCAGTTCAGCAGCAAAAGGTTATGGATGAACTTAAACAGTTTGACATAGATCGTGGCTATGTAAAAGTTGGATCGACACCTCTTCCGCCACCTCCTTCTGCACGTACCGCAAAACTACCACACGAATTCGATAGTGCAGGAAATGTTATCCCAGGGACCGGTCCGATTGGACGACCCGGACGGAAGGAACCTGTTTTCCCCAAAAAAACGCAGAACCCGGATCTGCTTGAAATCGAAAGTAGAAAGCGCAAGCGAGATCAGGTAGGCGATAATCCATTGGATAAAGTTTCGGAAGTTGAGGCAGCTTTAAAAGCTGGTCCCATGACTCCTAATCTGTCTCGTTCTCATGTGGAAAGAGTCATTGGGAAGAAACTTCATAAATTTGAAGTTAATGCACTTGACAGTAAAGACCCCGACATAAGTGGACCTATCCGAAGAAAACTAATGAGAGGGTATTATGAAAAAGAAATGGGGACAAATGAAATAAGAAAGATCGGTAGTTCTCTTCGTCGAGAACTAACTGAGAAAGAACTGTCTGTCATTGGCGGAAGTAATCCAACAGCCAAGAGAGAACTTCTTACAAAACTTCGCTCAGAGTATAAATCCATGTCTTCGGATGTTCCGCATGATTCTGGATTTTCTGCTCAGCGTCAGGCAGAAGAGAAAATTAATCTAGCTAAGTCCGGACTATCTAAAGAGGAACATGTTAGGAGATCAAAGGAATTCCAGGAAGCTAAGACAACTAAACCGTTTAGGCGTACTAAGAAAAAGTTACGAAGAACTGGGAAGAGCAAACCTGAGAAGTTTGAGGCCGCTCATCTTAGGCTCAAGAGAGAAGGTAAGATTAAATGAGACTGGAGGAGTTCTTAGAACTGCCGGAAGAGCAGAGAGATATATCCAGGCTACCTGACGAGCAACTAAAAGAACTTACTATGTCTTGGGTTAAAGACTCCGCAATCGAAAAACAGGAGAACCAGCTTGTCTATTACGAACCAGTATCCGATAAAGCGAAATCTATTCACACTTCTATGTGTCCTACCATTGCGGCTTTTGGAGGCAAAGGTTCTAGTAAGACTGATACCATGCTTGCTGAGATGTGCATCTGTGCTACCGGAGTCATTCCTGATTCGCTTAAAGATGTTTTCCCACGCAAGAAGATTAAGGTTGGTGGGAACTTTAGAATCATTATTGAATCCATAAAGACTACCCTGTATCCTATTATTCTTCCAAAACTTCAGTACTGGCATTGGGATGGTGTTGATGAGCCGGGCGGACCGCGTGGGCATTGGGGATGGATCCCAAAGAGTCAACTCATACAGGGTGACTGGAAAAAATCCTGGAAGGATAAGGAGGGGATGTTGTACCTTGCCAACGGTTCAACTATCCAGTTCATGTCATACGATCAAAGCGCGGAGGATTTTGCGTCTGGAGCATTCGATGCCATTCTCCACGACGAACCGCCACCACATGCAATATGGAGAGAATCTATCGGTCGAGTCGGTCGCCGCGATGGACGTTTGTATTTAAGTATGACTCCTCCTGATGAGATTGGGATAAGTGTTGGTTGGATATTTGACGAAATTTATGAGCAGGGAACATTGGACTCGCCGCATAAAGTGGAAGGTAAGTACTGCGTAACCTTATTCGCATTTGAAAATAAATTTGTGAATGTGGAGAGTGTCTTAAGTCGTGCTATGGAATTACCTTTTGAGCAGAGAGAGGTTTACCTGTACGGAAAGTTCTTGCATCTATCTGGTCTGATACATCCTTCCTTCACTGATGCTAATGCTATGTGGTGTTTTCCATGCCGCCAGAAAGCATTTGAAAATGAGGATCATTGTTGCACTCGTTGCGGAAGCAGTAATATCGCTGAGTATGGTCATGTTCGTAATGACATAACATACGATCCAAGTTGGCCGGTTATGTTTATACTTGATCCACATCCACGAAAACCACATATGATGGTATGGATAGCCATAACTCCATACGATGAATTCTGGCAGATAGCTGAAGCCGAAGTCGATGGTGAATGTTGGGAAGTTGCTGCGAAGGTATCTGAGGTAGAGGCTCAGTTTTCAATGAATGTTCAAATGAGGATCATTGACCCGAACATGGGAAGGTCAGCTTCTACGTCTGGTATGCGACATGTGTCCTGGCAGGAAGATTTCCAGGAGGTTGGGATAAACTGTATTCTAGGGGACGACAATTTCGAGGTCGGGCGTAGTCGAATAAATAAGAAAATGGCAATTGACGAAGCCACACGCCGCCCGAATTTTTCCATCGACTCTAGATGCAAGAAATCTATTTACCAATTCAAAAGATACGTGTATGACGAACATGCAAAATACACAGAAAAGGAACCAAAACAGACAGCGAGACCGAAGGACGATGATTACCCTACTATGTGGAGATATTGCCTGAATCAGAATATGGACTTTACATCCTTGCGAATGTCTGATGTTATCTTACGCCGAGAAGTAGTTGGCCGTAGTAGTACAACGGGGTATTAATTATGGTAGATACAGCTTTCGAGGAATCCAACGGTGCTGGCCTAGGGTTGGATGAAGATACAGAAGACTCTAGCCCAAGAGATACTAGACGGAATCGAAGAAAACCTAAGATTATTAAGGATGATGAAGTAGAACTTGTCCTTGATGATATCCTGGCTCGCAGACAAACCGACGAAGATGCTCGTGCCGACTGGATGCGTATGCGTCTTGAGCGATATGCTAAATATCGTGGTTGGGTTAATCCAAAGTCATTCCCTTGGCCGGATGCAGCTAATTCACATATACCTATTATGTTTACGGATTCACAGAGATTCCAGGATACTATCCATAATGCTGTGATGGCTATCAGGCCAGTTGTAACTGCTATAGCAACAGAGCTTAAGGATAAGGATAAGGAAGATACCGTAAATGATCTTCTGGATAATCAGATATTCACTGATCAACCCGGAGAAGAGTTCTTTGGGCATATTATTGAGAAGTTCATAAATGATGGCAGGTTCACAGCATATATTCCGTGGGTTCGTGAAACAAATACGATAACAGATGTAAGGGTACTTCCTCCTTTGACCAATGCTGTAGATGATGAGACTCAACTTAGGTCTATCATTGAGAATCAGGATCTAGTAAAGAACGCATTCAACAATAGAAAAACCGACAAGAATGGATATGACTGGGATATCGACTTTACAGACGATGGCGGAAAACGCCGGAAGGCTAAGGTTTCCTTCTATTTCCAGGAAGACGATAGACTTGAAGCGCATATTACTATGCCGATGGAGACATTCAACGGCCCGGTTTTGATACCTAAATCTATAGAAGATGTTATAGCTCCTTGGAGGTGTGGAAACTTACAACCTCCCGGAGCATCAAATCCTAACGGTGCATCCCATGTGATATTGCAGGACTATCCGATGCTGGATGAAATTCTTAGCCTCAAGGATCGTGGGTTTTATGACATGATGTCCGAAGAGGATACGGAGAGACTTGAAGCTGAACAGCCCGGTTTCAGCAATAGATTCAATTCAGAGGAATTTAAGATTCAGAAAGACTTGATGGAAGGGGTAGACGCTGAGACCACAAATACGACGAAACGTACCTTTACACGTATTATGTGTTTTATGCGTAAAGATATAAACAATGATGGTTTAGAGGAAGATATCATTGTCTGGATGATAGAAGAGCCGAAGATAATACTTCGAGCCAGAATGCTATCAGAGATGTACCCCTCAGAGAAACCCCGCAGACCATTAGCCGAAGCGCAGTTTCTTCCAGTAGGAGAGGATAGGTTGTACGGAATTTCTCTTCTTGAGTTACTTGAGTCTTCCCATGATATTCTTATAACTCTTCTGAACCAGACTCTTGATAATGGAACTATTACAAACGCTCCATTTGGCTTTTATAGGCCAGGTACTGGTATGCGTCAGGACATAATTAAGATGTATCCTGGGGAGTTATATCCGTTAAATGACCCGACCAGAGATATACACTATCCGCAATTCCAGTCAAGAAACCAAACTTTTGGTATGAATATGATGGGTCTGATTAACCAGTACAAAGAAAATGCATCTATGATTAATGATCTTAATTACGGGAAAGTGCCTAAAGGTAAGGCTACCGCTCTCAGGACTGCCAGCGCAACGGCTACTATCCTTCAACAGGGAGAGGCTAGACCTGAGCGTATCTTACGTAGGTTCTTTATCGGAGTAACAGATATATATCGCATGATTCACAACATGAACCAGAGGTTCTTGCCCAGACGTAAGGTTTTCAGGGTTCATGGTTTCGTTAGCCCAAAAGCCAATCCATTTAGGGAAATCACCAATATTGATGCGATTAGAGCGAAATTCGATTTTGAGTTTGCAGCTAGTCTGATTAATACAAATCCGGGATCAAATGAGGAAAGTCTGACTTCCATTATGGAGATCATGTTCTCCCCTATTGCTATGCAATTAGGACTTGTTGATGGAGAAGGTGCTTATAAGTTAATCACTGATTTCGTCAAGAACAAGAAAGTTGACCCGAATAGATATATAAAACTACCACCGACTGATATCGACTTGCCCAAGATTACTGCGGAAGAAGCTATCTCCTATATTATGCATGGTCTCGAACCTGAAGGAAGACCGCTGGAGCAAGCAGATGTGCATCTCCAGAAACTTATAGACTTTATGAACTCTGACCAAATTGCACATATCAATGGTCACGAGGACATATTCAAAGTTTATACAGAGAAGGTATCTCAGTTGCTTCAGGAACAACAGAGACAGCAACAGTTGATGCAAGCCGCTCAACAGTTCCAGGGTGGTGGTGCTCAAGGCGGTGGAGGTCAACCCGGACAGGCTCCCCCGACTCCCGGAACAGATAATGCGCCACTAGAAAGTGGTGAGGTTGCCGACAAATCACTGTCTGGCGAAAATGTTGGTGGAGGAGCGAATGCCTGATTTAAGTGACTTCAATGATATATTTAAAGAGGTGGAGTTCAGGAAGCAAGAACAGGAAATATCTAAAAATAAAGAGATTCAGGCTAAGGTTATATACGCAAAGGAAATCATCTCTGATCCTAAGTATAATTTATTCTTAGGGGAAATACAGGATCGTATAGTCAAGGCAAAGGAAGACAGGGATGGCTTGGTTGATATTATGATCAATAATCACGAAATGACTACAGAACAAATTCTTGCTTTAAAGAATAAAATAACTTATGTTACGGCTTGGGTGGACTGTATGGAGAGTACCATATGCTTCATTGATGACATTTTAAACGAAGGGACTGAACTAGATAAGTTATTTGATGGTTCAAAATTAAACGCCGTATTAAACGGCGCGGTTTCGTAGGAACCTAATCCTACGCGGCTACTTAGGCCAAACTAAGGAGACATAGCATGGTGGATGAAGATGACGAGCAACTGGATGACCTTCTAAGCGATACAGATGAGGAGTCACACGAAACAGGAACAGAAGAATCGGAATACGATCCCACTTCCGGCGATGCAGTACGAGCCAGAAAAGCTGAACGGGAAAAAAAACGTGCGCTTGAGCTTCTTGATGAAAAGGAGAAAGAACTCGAATCTCTTCGCCATAGTCGTATTCCAAATGTTCCTAGTGTGAATGAACCATCTAGCGCAGAGAAGAAATATACAGAGACGGAAATTCACCAGATGTACTCAGACGACCAGATCGGGGCGACTGAGGCGGAACGACTTCTGAAGGATGTTGAAGAAAGAAAAGAAGTCGAAAGAGAAGAGAGGATTATTCAGCGGATTGCAAATCAGACAAAAGGGCAGGAAGCCCTTAATGGAATGAAGAACGAACTTGAAATGTATATGAAGCATATTCCTACGCTGAATGACAAGGCTTCTGATGATTTCGATGATGTTAAGAATGAATATACGAAACTTGTCAATATGGGTAGTCCGAATAATGCAGTAACTGAGTTACTTGCAGTTAAGTCTGTTTTTGGTTCCCTTGATCGTGTCAAGGGCATTTCAAGCCAAAACATTGATCAGTTTGATAGAGACAATAGGGACACCTCTATGGAAAGTTCTGGCGGGACAAGACCTTCAGACAAGGGTCGAAGTACTGGTAAGGACAGGGATATTCTCAGGCGAGTACCATCTGATTACCAAGAATATTGGGACTCTCGTGGTTATACTGATGAGTATAAGCTGAAACTTGCTAAGGCTATGACGCCCTCCAAACTTATCAAGAGGTAGTGGCTATGACTATCATAGAAGCCCCACATACTTGGATTAAGAAGGATCTTACTGGTCTGGACAAATTTAAGAGTATTGTTTATGGGGGCCGGGGCCATGGTGTTCCTAGTGGAACATTTCTATCAGACATGATTAGCCTTAAGAAGATAATTCTTCTTTGCTGGGAATGTAATCATAAGTTCTATCCGCACTATAAGGCAGAGAGATATAGGCTTGAACCAAAGAAAGCTAATGCTACCTGCGATTTGTGCCATAGACCTAGTGAAAGTATTTCAATGTATGTCCCTGATGAGTGTTGGACTACAGTTCATGCTGGACATCCGGATGATGACCCAGAGGTCAGAAGACTTCGGTATCAAGCAATTCCTGTCAGGAATCTACACAAGGAAGATAGAGATTTTCTTAGGGAAAAATTTAGTTTAAAGAAATAAGGAACATCATTATGGAAAATGCTTCTTGCCTATATGCTGGTGGGCCTGTGATTAAGAAACTTAAAATTGGGGCAAGTATTGCAAGGGGTGTTATGACTCTTGAGAATACTGCGGGTGGTCTGCTGCCTTGCACGACAACTTCAGCCGTTGGTTCTTATGGCGTGACTTTGGATGCTGGAACATATTCAACGGTACAGGGTGATACAGAGGGTGTTGTCAGTGTTGACATCAGACCTCATAACGTTATTAGAGCTAGGATTTCTGGTGGTGCTACTGAAGGTACTGACCTGACCACACTCAGCAATACTAGTCAAAGTACTGGTGGTACGGTCGTGTCAGATGCCGATGTAGGCTCTGCCGATATGGATAGTGGTACTGTTTGGCGTCTTGTTGCTGATGGTCAAACATCCGATGAGGAAAGAATTATTACGACCCATTCAGGTGGTACGAGCTTCACCGTAACCGTTCCATTCCTTCAGGATCTTGAGGTTGGTGATGAGTTTCTTTTCTCTCCTTACAGTATCGGATCGGATGGAAACGGCAACGTACAGACTACCGCAGCGTTCACTGAAGCTAATGGTGCTATCGCTTCTGGTACTGGTGTTGTTGCTGCCGTTGTTGAAGTTATTACCCGAGGACCGGGTAATTCCTATGTAGACTTCGTAAATGGCGATCACGCCCTCAACTTCGCGGTTAGCTAATAATCTGGGGACAGGAGATATAAAATGGTTAATATTGCAACTAATAACCCGGATGTTCTTACTCCCGAGTTTAAAGAAGTCTTTTTTGAGGAGTACGAGCAGCTTCCCTCGAAATTAGACCAGCTTTATACGAAAAGTGATAAGGGACCAAAGGGTAATGAGACCAAGTTTAGTCAGATGGGTACTCAGGGTGACTGGGATGAATTCAATGGCTCTGTCCAATATGAAGATATCACCCAAGGGTATGATGTAACGATTACACATAAAGAATTCACCAAGGGTTTCCAGCTTACTAGGTCTCTCCTGGATGATGATCTTACTCAGATTTACAGTTCCAAACCCAAAACTCTCGGTGCTTCCTACGCACGAACGAGAGAGGGTCATGCAGCCAGAATGCTTAATCAGGCATTCGCTGTAGATAATTTCTTCTATAGTCATAGTGAGGGTGTTGCTCTTTGTAGTAACTCTCATTCAACCAATACATCAGCTTCCACGGCTGTTGGTTTCGACAATCTGGTTACTACTGCTTTGTCGGCTGTTTCCGTGGCGTCTGCTCGTATTCAGATGAAAAAGTATCGTGACGATATGGCGAACAAAATGTCCGTCATGCCTAACGAGATTTGGATTCCGATTGATCTGTATGAAGTTGCTGACGAGATTATCAAATCGACCGGCAAACTGGATGGTGATCTGAACAACAGCAACGTTCACCAAGGTGGTTATAATATCATCGAATGGGAGTATCTGACGGATACTAATAACTGGTTCATGGTGGATAGCCGGAAAAAGTCGAACATGCTTTTCTGGATTGATCGTATCCCTGTAGAGTTTGCGTTCGTTGAAGATTTCGACACGCTAGTAGCTAAGTGGCGTGGGTATTCTCGCTACTCTGCTGGTTATACGGATTGGCGTTTCTTACTTGGGGCGCAGGTTTCCTAGCTGGATTGGCCGGGGGGTCGGGGCAACCAAGTGGATAAGTCCTCAACAAAACCGAAAATAGATTTTCCAATGTTATAACTAGGTTCCCCCGGCCTTTCAGTAAAATAGAAATAGACGTTAAATGATAGGAGATTAGTTATGGACGAACAAAAGGGTGTAGCCCCAAAAGGATATCCGGGTGAGAAGTCTATTAATTGGCCTGGAGTTCCAGGAAAAGAATCCAACATAAATTGGCCCGGACTTCCGGGATCAAGTTCTACTGCTAAGAATGGCAGTGGGAACTCACAGTTTCAACTCCACCGCAAGTAGTACAGTAAGGAGATAAGTTATGCCTAATACGAATGTCAGAAGTGTCTATCTTGGATTGAGTCCTAGTTTTGTTTCTAGTGGCGGTCAGGCCGGTAAGACGGTTTGGGTTCCCGCTACATCAGGTCGAAGGTACTATGTACAATCAACTGCCACCAATGCATCTGACGGTAACACTGGTCTAGATGCTGGTTTCCCATTAGCCACAATTGATGGTGGGGTAAATAAATGTACGGCTTCTCAGGGTGATCAGGTTATTGCTTTGCCGGGTCATACTGAGACTATCTCTGCGGCGGCTGGCGTTGGGATGGATACCGCTGGTGTAGGTATCTATGGTATGGGCGAGTATGATGCTCGACCCACTCTTACCTTTTCGGCTGTTGCGGCAGATATCAATGTGAGTGCTGAGAATTGTGTTATCTCTAACCTAAAGTTGTCAAGTTCTGTTAATAGTTTAGAGAACTTCGTTGACGCCGATGCTGGAAACCTTCGAGTTGAGGCTTGCCACTTCGTTACGGGAAGTGCGACTGAAGCTCTTAACTTCATCAATCTTGCCACAACGAAAGATAACTTCTTCATCAATGGGAATAGGTTTGAACAGCCTGTTGATCCTGCTGGTACTGATACTGCTGCTAATACGGGCGCTATTTATCTAGTAGATACTGAGGATGTGTGGATTGAGAACAATACGTTCATTGGTAACTTCGAGACCGCTGTTGTTCACAACAAAAGTACGAAATGTCAGCATCTCTACTTTAACCACAACACTGTTTATCAAGAGCTTGGTACTTCTGAGGTCTTTCTACTTGTTGCGGCTTCTGAAGGCATGGCTGATCACAACATTGTTCAGGTTCCGGCTGCTACCGATGTAGCTGTTGCGAATATCTGGGGAACCGTGGGAATACTGTTTTTCTTAGGTGTGAATAATTCTTGCTCCAACGATTCTGGTGGTGGTGGTCAGCTTGCTGTTCCGGGTGCTACTGCTGCTTCGTAACTAGATTACTAAGCCCCCTCCAGTTTCGGAGGGGGTACGTAACCTTTCGATAAAGGAATAGGAAATGACTCAGACTGCAAATGATGTTCTTAAGAAAGCAGGTACGCCGGGCCATACGTTTCTTCGATCAGAGGAACGTCAGGACTTGGAAAGAGATTTGGTCTCTGAGACCGAACGAATCAAACATGCCCAATATTTCGGTGTTACGTCTACAAATATTGGTGAATCATTTGCTAATAAACGTAGGATTCAAGAACGTATCAATCGAGAGGTCGTTCCTGATCTTGATGGTGAAAGTAAGGACATTATCGCAAAAGAGATCGAGGTTATTGAGGGTAAGATTCGGCATGGTATGCCCACAAGAGAAGCGCAGCGAAGGAATGAAGTGGGCGCCGTCCACCATCATATTACCTGGGAAAACCACAATAAAAGTAGAATTATCAAATGGAAGAATCTGAAGAAAGTTCTAGAGAACGATAGTGATGACCCTGACCTCTGCAACGTTGAAAGGCTTAGGCCCACTGTCATTACTACCGGTGGCACTTCTACATTTAAAGCGGATGCCCAGATAAGTGGTCATGTAGCACTTTCTGAGTCAGCTAAGGAAAACGTTCCAGGATTTATGGATAAGGTTCCCGAAGGGTCTGGTCTGGGTCAAATCATTGCAGCAGATAAAGTAGAAGAATCTACTGTAGGAATGGACCAAATAACTCGAACAACCGCTACAGGAAGAGATGTGAAACAACCTGCATTTGAGGCAAGGGAATGTTCTTGTGGATGTGCAAAAGTTTTTATTCCGAAGATAGCCAAGGCTAAGTTTGCTACTTCTGCTTGCAGATCTAGATTCTATTCTAAACAACAGGCTGAGAAAAAGCGATTAGCTAAACAGGAAGCCAAGGAAGCAATGGAGGTATAGTTATGGCTTTTCCGTATATTTTCCACAGTAATTTCGAGCAGGGTAATAACTCGGAATGGGATTCTGAGACAGACACTTCTGCTCAGATGGACTTCCCACATTTTACAAAGTTAGCAGATACTGCTTGGCCTACTGCTGTTCCTTATTCTGGTGCTTATTGCATGAGGACTACACTTTCTGGTGGTACGGCTGATGCGGTTCTTATTGAAGGCGACATAGACGTTGCAGACAATACTGACAGATATGTTTCATTTAAAATGTGGTTTAGTCCTACTTTTACAGCAACAGCAGATGACACAGTTAATGTACTGGAACTTCTTGCTAGCTCAACTGTTGAAGCTACTTTGGGATTTCGTGTTGTTGCAGCCACTGATGTTATCAACTTGGGTGTTGGTGAGGTAGCGCCTACTGTATTCTCCAGCGTAGCTCTTAAGAGGGGTGTTTGGTATACAGTAGAAATGGAAGTTATCCTTGATGAAAGTAGTGAAGACAATGGAACAGTTAATCTCTTTGTCACCGAAGAGAAAGATTTCCCCGCTTCTAGCACTGCTGCTGCGACTGTAGGAGATTTGGATCAGGGTGGGGTAACTACCAGTAAATTTGGAGTTCAGGCTCATTTGGCTACAACTACTGGGACAATTCTATTTGACGATTTCAAGTTTGATGATGGTAGGCTTCACGCAGAACTTGAACGTCCAGTTACTAGGTGGGATAAGGAGATAAGTAAGACAGCCCATGTTTTTGTTGGCGCGGGCCAGATTGATGATATTATTCTTATCCCCGGAGCAGCGGCTGATTGCACATTGAAGATATACGATACCAATGCTGCGGATTCGACAGATGGTTCTACTTCAGTAGCAGAGGTAGCGAATACAACAGCTAGTGTTCCGGTCAACGAATCCAATACATCCATACGTGTCAAGCGTGGGGCCTATGTAGTCCTTGGTGGCACAGCACCTAGAGCTAGAATTAGATTTAGCCACACGAATGGTCATGGGAGTGTTTCTATGGTCAAGCAACTTGGAAAAGGGGTTCGTGAGGCATAATGAAGTAAACAAGGAGATATCTCGTGGCAAAGGAAAGACCAGATTTTAGCGAAGTGGGCATAACAACCCAGGACTTGATTGCGACGATAGGAACGCTAAAAACTGAGAATATAATCCTTACGAAAAAGATACAGATTATGGAAGATTACATAGACTCTGAACTCGGTATTGAAGCGAAAGAGATTAATGGTAACAAAGAAAAAGAAATTCCATAAGGGAAAATAGATCCATGAGGTTCCGTAACTATGAGTACAACGAGTCAAGTAACAGACTTTCAGGATTTGTATACGGATGTCCTTAATCGAACAAAGTCGAATCCTTCTATAACCGACCTTGTTACGATTGCAAAAAGGTATGTCAATCAGTCAGTTCAGCATATTGTTAGTATTGATGAGTTTGAGTGGGGTAAGCGTTGGGCGACTTTTGTTACTAATCCGTCCTATACTGATGGTACAGTAGCCATATCAAAAGGTTCCACATCTCTTGTCGGGACAGGTACATTGTGGGCCACAGCGAACGATCTTGGTGTTAATAACGCTAGGATAACTGGGAAGTTAAAGCTCGGTTCAGAAGTGTATGAGATATCTTCAGTTAATTCTAATGTTTCAATAACATTGTCATCCAACTTTACACAGACAACACTATCTGGATCATCCTATTCTTACTTCGAGGATGAATATGCGCTGTCTAATGACTTCGATAAACCTATCTGGTCACAGAATCTTCTGGGTGATCTAGATATTCCCATAGTTTCCACTAGTGATTTCTATAGAAACTTCGTCAGGAATGACACTACTGGAAGACCAAGATTATCTACTATCATTGATAGGACATTTGGTTCTACCCCAGCAAGAGTCCAGAGGATGGTCTTTCATCCTTCCCCTGCTGGTTTCTATACAATTAAATACAGGTACGTAACCTCTAACATTGCCGTATCAGCTTCTGGTGCTGAACAATCCGCCATGTCTGCTGATTCCGATGAACCAATAATTCCAATTAAGTATAGAAATGCTATCGTCCAGTACGCTTTGTCTCAGTGGTGGAGGGACAGAAATGATGACGCTAGGAGTCAGGAAGCTAAAACAGAATACAATGAAGTTATCATTCAAATGAGAGCAGATACCGGTAGGCCAACGCCTCGTCCTCGTATTCGTGTCGCTAGGCCGACAATACAGTATTGGGGTAGGGGTAGTAGCGGTCGATATCAGACTGGAACGGAATTTGATGAGATGAAGGTATGAGCTTAACTTTTCGGAATGTAAAGCAATTAGCCCAATCTCATCCATCTGGGACTGGTGCGGCTACGATCTACTCTCCGAATACTGATATCTTAACTCACATGACAAGGATCACTGTCACTAATACTTCTGGTGGTGCTGTAGTGGGAACTCTTTATCACGATGAGGATGGTACTACCTATACCGCCGTTACGGAGATATGGGAAGGTTCGGTTGCGGCTAATTCTACCAACATGATCTTGGAGGTTAAGTCTGATCTGGGTGGGATTGTTATGAGGAATTCTTCTGGAAACTTAGCATTTAAAAGTGCTTCCGGGAGTACCTTAACTATTACCGTATATGGTGAAGAAGTTGGGAAGGAAAGATAATGCCAGCTCAGAAACAAACTTCGATAGAATTTGTCCTGAATGGTGGATGGTCTACTGATCTGGGTAATACCCTTGGGGCTATGAATGTACCTCAGCAGGGAGCTGTTATCAATATCCCATTCCTAACAAGAGCAGAAAATACGCTTTATGGATTGAATGGCCGAGTGAAAAAATCGTTTGGTGCTTCCAAGTTCAACTCTTCAGCCATATCTGGAAATCCTACGGTAATAGGAATGTTTGAATATTGGAGACAGAATTCAAATGGTATCCCTACAAGAAAACGAGTATGTCATGCAGGAACTTCTATATACAAGGAAGACGTAGACGGCACTTGGGATAGTCTGGCTACTGGACTTGTTAATGGAGCTATCCCTGATTATACAGTAGCGAATGATATACTTGTTATCGCAAGCAGTGCAGCGGCTGATGTGCCAAGGAGTTGGGATCAGACTACGTTTCAGAACTTAGCTGGATCTCCTCCTAATTTTTCTTTTTCTGAGTGGCATCAAGGTAGATTATTCTCGGCTGGGGTTTTAACTGACCCATCTACTGTTTACTATTCTGCTAGAAATAATCCAGAAGACTCAACCGATACAACGGCTTCCGGAAACATAACTATAAGTCCCCAAGATGGAGATAGGATAACTGGTCTTGTTACACATAAGGGGGATTTGATCGTATTCAAGGGACCATATCGGGGTAGCATTTGGCGGATCAAGGGTTCTGCTCCATTTGGCGAAGATTCTTTTACTGTGAGACCAATCATAACTGGAATCGGAGCTTTGACGCATAGATGTATTGTTACAATGGGTGACGACATCGCTTTTATGGATATTGATGGGACTTGGCATAGCCTGAAGACAACCGAAGAGTTCGGTGACTTTAACCAGAAATTCCTTTCGAGGCCAATAGATACTTACATAAAAGAAGGGTTAAAAACTGCGAGTCTATCCGGCGCTCAAGCTGTAGACCAAACAAATCTTGGGGCTATTTACATAACTTTACCAAGTGCGAATTCAGTAACCAATGACAGAGTTCTTGTTTTAGATTATAGATTTGAAATCCCGAGATGGTCTATTCTTACAAATCCAAAAGCTGCTTCGATAGCGATAATTAAGAGTACGGATCTGGTAGACACTCTTCATTTTGGTGGATATTCTGACGGTCAGGTTCTAGTGGGAGAAAAGTCCCTTAAGAACTGGGATGGTGAATCTATAGGTATGAATGTGGAACTTCCTCATATGAATATGGGTAGTTTCGAGAAAACAAAAGTTTTGTACCAAATAAGAATAAATACAATACCGAAGGGTTTTTATGATATTAACGTAAACTACATCCAGGATGGTAATTACCAAAGTACATCCTTCACTCAAACCGATCAAGGTGCATTGGGAAGTTTTGTTTTGGGTACTACTGTTCTTGGTGGAACTACCTTTGAGTCCATCGTAAGGGATGACGTTCAGGGTGAATTCAGGAATATGATTCTCCAGATACTTCAAGGTGGATTAAACGAAGATGCTGAAATACAATCGCTTGGTATAACAATTACCGGAGCAGGAATGTCAGGAGAGTAGCATGGCTAATCTATCTAGGATAAAGACTTGGAACAGTGGGGAGATATTAACCCATACGGACTTGAACGCAGAGTTTCAAAACATTCTTGATAATGCCAGTACACTTGTATCTACCATTACGGCACTTACTATCAGCAATGATCCTGGCGTACTGATTATCAGTAATTCTGATGTTAGCATTAATGATGATGACCAGATAGGAAGGATAGATTTTCGGGCTTATGTTGGAGACGGAACAGGTAGTGGGTCTTCCCACAATATAAATGCTCGTATTCATGTAGTAGCTGATGATGTTACTGGAGCAACTGAGGATGCAACTGTAACTTTTCAGGGTATTGTTGCGGGAACGCTGACTACGATGTTTAGTTATGGTGCTAACATTATGACCATACAACCTGACCTTGAAGCCGCCAGTGCTATCCTTAGATTGGTTTCTGACCAGAATGATGACGCTGGGGATGGTTGGGAGTTTAAGGTTACTAATGGTGGAGTCCTTACTCTCGGGAATGACATCGCATCGGCGGGTTCATATGTAGCACACTTGACCATGACCCCAAATTCTACTTTAGCTGCTTCCATTGTAGCGTTTCCGGGTCTTACTACCTTCGCGGCAGACTCTACGTTTACTGGCGATATATTAAGTAATGCTTCGGCATCTACGAGTCTTGGCTCTGCTTCGGCAGAACTTTCTAATG